ATGGGCAACTCGGGGGTGAATGGGAACTTGCCGCACACCACACCACGGTTGAACGATGGAAAGAACTCCGCACCTGTGCGGATGTGGCCCCACTCGCCAAGCGCATAGACCTGGTAGTAGTCTGGGTCGTTGATGCGGTCGTTCTCAAAGTTGGCGATTGCCTGGTAGTCGTAGTAGCCATAGCTGCCGTCGGGTGAGCCGACCACCCAAAAGTTGTTGAGGTAGGTGGACTGGATGACAATCGTGTCGGGCGCATGGCGGTCATACTCGCCAGTGTTCGGGTTGAGGATTAGTTTCTCGCTGTTCATGCGCACCGACTTCACGGCGCACAGTTCGGGAGGCAACTCCTCATTTCCGATGGTTATCGCCATCGGAACATCATGCCAAGTCTCCTGGTCAAACCATTTCTTCTTGATCCAATGTTCCTCGCTGATTGGGTTGAAGGCGGCAATAATCTGCTGCCCCTCCTGGCCACGCAGACGCAGACGGATCTGCTTGAAGTCCATTTCATCGTACTCGCTCAACTCGTCGAGGAACACTCGCTTGTACTGGCTGATACCCTTGATTTTCTCTGGGTCATCAAGACCGCTGAAATCAATCTTGCCACCATCGTTGAAAACGATGCTGTTCTGCTTGAAGCGGCAGCACTCGGCAAACCCCTCTATGCCGTTGATGGCGGCCTTGAAGTCAGCATAAATTGTTTTCTCAATGCTTGCTCCAACCTTACGCATGACAAGCATGCTGCACTCCTCGTAGTAGGCAAGGATGGACAGAATTTGAGCCACCGAGAATGATTTCGCGGATGAAGAACCGCCATAGAGCACGATGTATCGCACACTCGGGTCGAGTGTGTACTTCCACAGCCAAAAGGCGTTCGGCGAGAGCAGCTCACGTTCAATGCGCATCAGTCTGTTTTCTTCGGTGCCAGCAGCAGTTCGCCCTTGTCCTTGGGCAATTCATGCCTGATTGTCTCAACATACTCGCCGACCACCTCGAGCATGAGCTTGATGGCGTTCGGGTCGCCCTTGCCCATGCAGCGGTTGATGAAGCCGAGGGCAATCATCAGGCGCGGGGTCACGCTCTCGGCAATCTCCTCTGGATAGCCGAGGTTGATGATGCGTTGCCGCACCTTGTCGGGCTCGAGCTGCACGTCGAGAAGCGACAGAAGGGTCTCCTTCATCGTGCGCTTCTCTGCTTGCACTTTATTGGAAGCAGCTGCACCTTTCTGCCCTGCTTTCCGTGCCGTTTCCTTGTCGACCCGAGCAAATCTGCCCTGGCTATCGCGGAACTTCTTGCTCTGCTTGGGGTTCTTGTTAGCCATTGTCTTTCGCTTTGAATTTGAAACATTTGTGTTCACTCCATGTGTCGGCCCTGCGGGCTTCGCAGTGTCCGTACCACAGAGAGCCTCTCTTGCGCTCATAGGCGTCCCATTTGACGCAGTTCGCGCAGATGTTCTCTATCTCTTGCTTTTCCATTGTCGTTCTTTAAAAAACCGCCCCGTGCCGGCCTACTCACATCAGCTGCGAAGTCACGCAGCCTTTCAGCCGACACGTTGCGGCACACTATGAAGAAAATCTCACTTGAACACTCTTGCCAGCCCTTCCTGGATGGTCAAGTACCGCAAAGGTAGCGAAATAATCCCCTCGTCCACCGATTGCTCGAAATTGTCGAGTGGCCGGAGATCGTCCGTGTACCTCGGGTTGAGCCGCCTGTATTTCGCCACCTCGTTGACGAAATCGCGGACGGTGTTCACAGCAGGGTTCACCACGTTCACCAGCCTCTCGCCGCAGCCGAGTGCGAGCCAGAGGCCCTTGACTGCGTCGTCGACATGTGTGAAGTGGCGGAGGTTACGGCCTCCGTTGTAGATTGTGCATGCCTCGTCGTGAATGAGGTTGTATAGCAGAGTCCCTTGTCTGGGCGACGGGCCATACACATTGTGGAGCCGCACTCCTGTCGCGGACGGGCAGTATGCCTTGGCGAACTGCTCGTCGAAGTACTTTGACATCCCGTACATGGATGTCGTGTTGCACCCGTTGGCGGTGCTGCTGGACGCATAGACCAGTTTCACGCCATGTCGGTTGCATGCGGTGGCCACGTCGATGAACGCGGAGATGTTCTCCCGTTCGATGTCGTGCAGCCGTTTGTTGAACACGCTCGTCTCCGCTGCGAGATGGAACACGCCGTCCACATCTCCAGAGGCGAGCATCGGCTCGATGAGCGAAGCGTCGCCGCCCAGCACCTTGTCGATGCGGACCACGTCGTGCTTGCGCTCCAGTTTTCGGCAGAGGGCCTTGCCGATGAAGCCCTCGCTTCCAGTGACTATGAATATCATAGGCTATGATGTGCTGCTCTCAATCAGGTTGTCGAAAATCCCCGGCACTCTCGGTGTGAGGGCTGCATGCTCTTCCTGGAAGAACTGCTCCCTTGTCTTTCCCGCCTTCTTCCCCTTTCGGGTGTGCACGTCGAAGGTGTACTCCGGCACCTCCAGCGGTTCTCGTCTCGCATCGTCCAGCGCAGCCAGCACACTCTCGTCATCGGGGCAGATGGTGTCCACGGCGAGATTGTTCAGATGGTCTGCGTCGCGTGACTTGTAGCACTCGCAAAGCAGGATGATCGCCTTGCCGATGAAGATGCGTCCCTTTGGCTCCTTGGCTCCCTTGTTCACCAGCTCATATCCGTTGTGCAGCGCGTCAATCTCGTGGGTGATGATTCCCCAGCAGTCCTCTGCGCTGACCGTGTAGAGCCGCTTCCACACATAGTTGCCGTAGCCCGAGGCCCACAGCTCCACGGCGAAGTAGGCTGCCGTGACGATGTCGTTCCGCCTGATGCTCTTCTGTAGTGCCGACGAGCACTCGAAGAAGTCATATCCGTTGCGGGTGGTAATATTGAAACGTCCCATTTTTTCTTGTAAAGTTAGTGGTTTTTGGTGAGAAAAAGGCTGTTTTTCAGCGCCTTAACCATTATTTAACGTATCAAAATGGGTAATTCGCGGATATGTTGTACTGCACCATCGAGCGGGTCTTGTCCCGTCCGTTGTTGCCTTGTCCCTTGAGGCGTATTGCCTCCCCGAAGAATTTGCGCATCAGCAGTATGCACCGGCGCTCCTCGTCCTGGTTGCGGATGGCCGACAAGCCGCCTGCGTTGACGAATGTCGCCTTCTGCTCGAAGTTGTAGCGCAGGTCGGTCAGCACCTTCCGCTCCGTGAACTTGATGTAGGACGAGATCCAGAAGTCCTCCTTCAGCTTCAGTTCCTCGTTCCACCACACGTTCTCGTTGTAGCGGACACCATAGGAGCAGCCCGTTATCATCTTGTCCAGGCAGAGCCAGTTCGTCTCGTCGTACATCACCGGACTGATGCGTGATGTGAAGCCGAACAGGTGCACATCCAGCATCACCGCCAGCTCATGCAGGTTGTTGATGATGGCCGTCACCTCGTCACGGCTCTTCACCCTTGCGCTCTCGCCCTTCTCGACGTACAGCCTCTTGCAGGCGCACACATCGTCGTCGAGCATGAACAGCTCACCGAAATGCTTCGCCATCCAGTTGCGCTTCGGGATGAGCCCGACCACATCATCGGGATGTGTGACGATCTCGTTGTCTGGGTTGAACTCCCTGTACAGGTCTGCCTGTGACTCGGCCACGCAGATGATGGCGTCGTTGACGATGTTCTTAGCGAACACCCGGTCATGCCGTTTGTGGCTCGGGATGACGATAGGTATCATCGGTGGCCTCCTTTCTCGTGCGCCAGCGCCTCACGGAAGTCCTGCACCGAGATGACGTTCGACTTGCCCACTTTGCCCGTCTTGTACGAGCGCATGTGCTGCATGTCGAGCACCTCTCTCAGCCAGTTGCTGTCCACTTCGTTAGCGGACTCGATGATGAACAACTCGTGCTTCTCGTCATACTTCGGTATCAGCGGATACACTGCGGAGTCGTTGTCCATCGCTTCGAACCGCTCCCGGAACTTGTCCTTCTCCTTCGGCCGCTCGAACTCCATGCCCCAGTCGGCGAGCTCGTCCTGGAACTCCGCCCACTCGTTGGCGATGGCGTCCTTGTCGTCCTCCCCATAGTGGAGGTTGTCCTTGGCGGCGTACTCACGGAGTTTCCTCACCGGTGTCTCAGGCGGCAGCACCTTGCACCGGATGGCCTTCCAGCCAAGTTCCTTGCAGGCGCGGACCTTCTGGTTGCCGCACACGACCACATATCTCTTGGGCATGTACTCCACCAGAATGATCTCACGCAGTTCCAGCATCTCGGGGGTCTCCTCGATACTCTTCTTCGTCATCTCATACCGCTCCTTGCGGATGATGCGGGGGTTCTTCGGAAGCCCCGGGACTTGTCCCTTGTTCAGTTCGATGAGGGACACGTCAATGTCTTCAATCTTCATTGCTTTCAGTTTTCATCAATTCATTAAACAACAATTCTCTCGAAAGCCACATCAATCCTTGTGCGCTGACCTCCAGGCGGCGCGGTCGCGTATGAGCTGCTCAATGCTCTTGCACCCCAGCTGCTCGAGTGCGACGGCCGCGTCAATGATGATGTCGGCGGCGTGTTCCATCCTCTCTGGCCACTCGTGTTCCCAGTTCGTGCATGCGTCTGCTGCGTGCTCCGGCTCCACGAATTCCCTGGTCAGATGTTTCGGAGGTGCCTTTGGCGGGCACTTGTCGAAGCGTCTCCATGACCTGCTGATGAGTATGGAGAACAGCCTCGGCGATGTGTGCTCGTTGTACTCCCCCCGCTCGCGCATCACCTTGCACAACTCCTTGGTCAACTTGTTCAGTGTAATCATTCTGTTTGGATTAAATGTTGCGGGTCGGTTAACTCTCTCTCTTGCCCTACGGCGGTCTGATGATTGTCATAGTGGTTATTGTTATTTGTTCGCGGCCTCCTGCAGTGCCTTGATGACCTTCTCGAGGTCGGGCTGGAGGATGACCACCCTGTGTCTTTGCCCGTCGCGCTTGTGCTCCGTGAGCACATAGTAGTCAGGTCGCCCTTGTGTGCCGGGCTTGATGTCCACCGAGTAGCTGCGGTTTGAGCGGGTCTCCACCCACACCGTGCTCTTGATGGCCATGCGTTCATCGTGCTGTCTGTTCATGTGCGTCCCCTGTTAATCCCCGTTGATGAGCACGTCCACGATTGGGGTCTCCTTGATGGACGTGATCTCGTAGTCTGTCATTGCGCCTTTCATGTATTCATGCGCCATCTCCTTGGCGTGGTCGATGTCCTCGTTGCGGAACAGCGTGAACATCTTCGTCCGGCGCTCCTTCGCCGTGACCTCGTCGATGGTCACCAGCGTGTACTTGACCAGGAAGTATTTCTCTCCCTGTGCCGTGTCCACATATTCCTTGTAGTTGGCCACCCTGATGGCGGTCACCTCCATGTCGCCGGCCACGTAGGGCTGCATGTGCTGTGTCACCCTCGCCTCAGCCTCGGTGAACGACAGGGCGTCGACGGCGTAGGTCTCCTTCACCGGCTTCATCACGCCGTCCTCTGTCATCTGGTCAAACTTGACCTTGCATTCAAAAAATTTCGTCATTTTGTTCTCAGTGTTAAGTCGAATCTGTTTAACATATCCTCTATAGCCGCCACGTTGCGCCTGCCGAGGAACCTTACTCCCAGCAGCTGCGCCCTCGTCTTCGACGTGAGGTCTCCCAGTGTGTTGATGCCCACCGCACGCAGCACCCGTATGATGCCGGGCGGCAGGCCAAGTTCATCAAGCTCGGCACGCAGCAGTTGCGCCATGTGCAGCTCGTCAGCGTTCAAAAGTTCCTCAATCTCCATCGTGCCTCCAATTTTTTGTTTAACTTTGCGACACGTTCGATTGAGTGAGTTCCTGCCCCGACGGTGTCATTGCCTCCGGGGCTTTTTCACATCGCCTTGTTCAGCGGCTTCACGGCTTTCTTGTGGTAGCCGTGGCACCCTTCCTTTGCGAAGTCGCTCTCCAGGTTCTCTATCCCGGCGAAGCACGGATAGTTCTCGCACTGGCGGCAAGCCCTCTTGGGGTAGGCGACCATTTGCTTTTGACATTCCTTGCAGTAGTTCTGCCGTCCGTCGGGATTGCGGTCGCTCAGCCAGTACTCGCTTATCGGCAGCACCTTCCTGCACCCCTTGCACTGCTTGTGCGTCATTTGTATGTCTCCAGTGTGGAGCATGGTGTAGGCCATGTCTGTCACTGCGCTCGGAGACCTCCCCAGCACGCTGGCGATAGAATCGGCAGTCTCCGTGCCCATCCACATGCGTGCGAGGTATGCACGCTCCTTCCCGCTCCATGCGCCTTTGCGCTCCTTCGTCTTGTCCTCGGCTGGTATCTTCGGCTTTGGCTCTGGGTCAGGCAGGCCAAGCATCTCCCGGCACACCTTCGCGGCCCTCAGCTTCTTGTCATTGATGAAATTGTCCATCCTCTGTGCGAGGTATAGCGTAGACGAGTAGTGCCTCTTCGTCACCTCACCTATTTGCGCGAATGTCATCCCTTGCTTGCGCAGTATGTAGCAGATGACCATTCGTGCGTCGGTGACCTCACGCTTCCTTGTCTGACCGAGTATCTGCTTCTTGCCGACTTTCATCTTCCTCGCGACCTCGGTTATCACCCAGTCTGGGTTCATCATTGTGCTGCTCATAACGTTCAGATTTTATTTGTCTCCATCGGGCCTCGTGGTAGAGCACGATGGCAAGGTACAGGCTTGCCGCCAGCACCAGCAGTGCAAGGATCACGGCAAGCAGCCCGAGGATTATAGCAATAAATGTCTTCATATCGCTTCGATTTTTGCATCGTAGCCGTTGATCGTGTGTTGCAGATGCTGTTCAATCTCGTCGGCGAAGTGACGTGTCAGCGAGTCACTGACCCAGTTGCTCAGTTTCATGTTGATCACTTCCATCGGCCGCTCTCTCACCCATGTCAGTAGTTCATTTACTTTCGCACGTTCCTCGTAGCATTGTTTTGCCGCGATCAGCCGTGCGGACATGCTTTTGTATTCTTCTTCTGTCATACTTCTTCGTTTTTAGGGATTATTTTCAGTCCTGCCGGTGTAGCGGTATAGAATCCGTCAAAGGTCTCCTCCATGTACACCAGCTCAAATTCATGCAGCCATCCGTCGGCGTCAGCCACAAGGATTTCTGCGTCATCACTCAGCTCATACTCCTCACGCAGTGAGCAGACGAGCTCTTCCAGTCTCAACAAGTTCACGGCTCTCTTTGATTACTTGGTCATGTGATGAATAATACTTGCCTCTCTCGTTGTCCTCCATGATGAGGATGTAGTAGTCGTGGTATCCATTGTCACCGGGGGCGTGCCAATAGCGTAGATAGACCTTCGCATTGGCCACTTTGCCGATCGTCTCCATGAAGCGCGGAGCCTCGTGGAAACGTTTCTCGCAGTACCTATAGAGGTTGTCGTTGCCTCGGATGATTGCGCTTATCAGTTGCATTTCCTTGTGAGTTTGGATTTCAGACATTAGTGATTAGCCATGAGTATGGCAACGACTTAAGCCAATTGCAAAACCCTCTCCATTCGGGCAAGCGGTGGTGCTTGCGCTGGTGGTAGATGCGCCGCAATGTCTGATAGGACAGCATCACGATGCGGCGTTGCATTGTTCCCTCTGTGAGGTTGCTCTTCATTGCCACAAGTTCATCTTCGCTTAAGCCATGCCCTTGGATGTGCATCGTGCTTTCGCTCGCTAACGTCTCGCGCCCGATGCGATATGTGTCCATTTCAACCCACCAGTATCGTGGCGCATTGATGTCAAGATACGCTACTATGCCCCTTGTCACCTTGGCATGGTCATCACCAGCCTTGATTAGTGCGTTGAGCAGTTTCTCATCCTCCATGTTGATGATTCCATCAACTGACTTTGGCGGTTTCCCGAATGGCAGATGTAGTGCAAGCATTGCCGCATCCCATCCAGCCGTGTCGATTAATTTGACTTCTATCATATCCGTTTAATATTAATTAATGGCTCATCACTAATTCGCATCGCCTCGCTTGCGTCAACCGTGATGGTTGACTTATCCTCATCGGGCTTGTCCAGCCACAACTGGTGGCGCAGCACTTGGTGTATATCCCACAAGATGTCGGCTGTCGTGTCGTAGTGGATGCCGTATAGCGCATTGCTTTCCAGCCCCCAAAATCGTTCTTTGATGTACTTGCACAAGTTATCGGCCTCGGAACGCATGTTGCTCCAACCGCCTTCCCATTGCTTGTCCATCATCTTGCCTGTCGCTTCCTTGCATCTGCGCTCCCATGCAGCTTCCATAAGTTCTTGGAATGACCAATCTTGTCCGCATATCAATCGGCTGAATTGGTCGCAGACATAGGACAGTAGCTGCACTTGCCGCTTGGTAAGTACAATTTGGTAGGTCTGTTCAATCTTCTCGCTCATTGTTCTAGCAATTTGGGGTTGGAGTGTATGTTGCCAATAACGTCAATCTCCACATCAGGAATAGTTGTACACATAAACCGCTTACGGTCGGAGGCAAGAAAGTCAAAACAACAGAAATCGTTGTCGTAAACAATTTCGCACAACATCTTTTTCATAAAGTCTTCGTATCCGTATCTTAGGCTTGTAACCTCCACAATATCGCCCTCATAAATCTCCTTGCCGTTCTTGTCGGTTAGTCCTGTGAACTGGCCGATGGTGTCTCGCTCGACAGTTATCTCTTGCCAATAATCGCTCCCTTCTCCGAACACATCGAAGCCTTGGATTTCGGGTAGCTCATCCTCTCCGTAGTCAACGAGGTTGCCGTATGCCCACGCATCGCTGTGGCAACATTTGCCTCTGAATTTAATCGCTCTCATTGTCGTTGTTTGTTTTGTTGTGTATGTAATATTCGCAGTGTGCTGGGTCGAATATCGCAAACCACTGGTAGTCGTCCATTGTCTGCCCAAGCTGCCATCTTAGGCAGGTCGTGCGCATCGAACAACCATTGCCCTCACACGCTGCGATGTCGTTGTTGTGTCTCATCTTCTTGTCTGTTTGATTACGTCTACAATTGCGCACCCACAGATAGCCACTGCCATAGCAAGCACGATGGTTAGGTCAATCATTGCTCCACTCCTTTCGCTTTTGGCTCATAAAAGCCACAAGCTATATTAGTAACTTTGATGGTCTTGTAGCCGCTGTTGCTACGCTTGCTGTGCTGCAACTCGCAACACTGCACAACCTTATTGCTGTACTCGTTCAATTGGAAGCGTTTACGGTGCTTGCAGGTGCGACAATAGTGTTCCTCAGCCTCAAGCTTCTCAAGAATGTCTATAACTTTTTGCTTGTTCATTCTTCTCCTCCTTTCCATTTCTTTCCAGCTATTTCCAAACTGGAAAGAACTGCGGGCGGTTGCGGCAAAGCCATCCAGTGGGTGACCTCACCTCTAATCCTGTCACCATCTTCAGGGTGTCCCTCATCAAACCAATAGGGCGAGCCAGTAGGCTTATCTGTATCCACATCCAAGTTTTGGTTAAATGTTGCGATGCATATTGTGCCGTCGGATAGTAGCACTATTACTTTCTCGCTTTCCAACACATCTGATGGCGTCCCATCCCAGTTGTTATATGGGATATAACATCTCGGCAACTCGTCTTCAACGCTTATCCAGTGCAGCATTTCTTGCAAGTGCAGTTGCCACACACGTTCCAAGAACTGCTCCCAGTGTTCTTTCACGTCATAAGCCATACTAACGTGAGCTTTAAATTCTTCTTTAGTCATAGTCAAATCAGATACGTTAAACAATATTTTAGTGCAGCCTCAACTGCTTCTTCGTATGAATCTAAAGTTTCATTTACATATTTTTCATTTCCAAGTAAATTAAATGTCTTATAAACTTGACAACACCATTTCTTCTTGCCATTTGCATTATAAGGATATGCAATTATATGCAAATCACATTCTTCCCTCAGCCACTTCATTGCAAGTGATTGAGTGATAGTTGGGATATAGTTATCAAAAAATGTTCTGTATTCCTCGTTAGTCATAGTTAGACATGCTTGATAGTCCATCATTAGTTTGCCATCTTTGTTGACATACATCAATAGATGCTCGCTAATTGGAAACCCCTTTTCTTCAATAAGTTTGGCTACTTCATACGAGCAGTAATCTTCAGCTATCATCGTTCTATCGTTTTAGAATAAGTTATACTACCGATTTTGAAAGGTTCTTTTTGGGGCGGTTTTGTTTCGGTTGGTTTGTTATAGCGTATAAAAGCATAGACATCACCAAAGTTCCCTTTCGTCAGTGCTAATTCAATTTGTTTACTCTCATAATCGCTCATTCCAATATCGTTAGCGATAAGTCCTGTTAGATATTTCGCAAGTATTGCATTCATAGTTCAAAATCTTTTTTGAATTTGTCAACAAATTTCTCAACTTCGACATCTTCAATCCAACCCTTACATGCTTGGTCATTCAGCCACTCAACCACCTTGTCGGGGTCAAGCATGTGGCCTTGCTTTTCAAGCCAAGCAATGATGTCAGTTACGTTAACATTCCAGCAATGGCTTTTGGTTCTTTCCCAATCTCTAAAGAAAGCTATGAGCGTTTTCCTAATCCGCTCGTCCTTGCTCTCTTTGAGTTCTGGAAAATATTTCTCAGCATCTTCTTTTGTTGCTCCATGCAAGCCGCTATAAAGGCTCTGCATCCATTTTAATGCAGATTTGTACTTTTCTTCGTAGTTCATAACAAACAATTTTAATCATCAAACCAATCTGCTAACTCCATCAATGACTTGGCTGCATCGCTGTTACCAACAAAATAACCGTGGTCGTATAACCATAGTTTCAATTGTTCAATATCTTTTTCGTTCATAATCCATATTTGTTAAAGTTTAGTCGTACTTCTATATACCAATATAACCAGCCAAATTGGAGAAAATAGATATTCCCTTTTGTAGTTCTCATCCAACTTAAATTTAATGATGGGAGGAATGCGAAACATTCAACTAGTCTACCTGTATTTATTTTCATAATCACAATAGTTTTTGTTCCCGCAGTTTCAATATCATTTCATAGCAAGCATCGATTAGGGTCTCTGCTATAACTTTCTCTGTGGTAATATCATTTAAAATTGAGGTAGGGTTTTCTACTACAATATTAATGATTATACTCCATCCCTCACCTTCTGTATGGTCAAGTGTTATATTGGGGCACAATATATCAAGTAATGCTGCAAGTGACCAACAAGGAATGCCAACCCAACTTGCAAATTGATATGGACACAAAGTAACTTGATAATCTGGTATCCCTCCTTCTTCCCTATATGCCCTATAACTCATATCTGCACTCTCAACTGGCAGATTTTCTGCCAACTTGCGGCTTTGTTCTAGCGATGTGAAAGCCTTGCATTTTTCTTGTGTCATCCCTCACCCCCTTCCTTGTCGTATCCGCGGGGATCGTCTCCGCCCACACGCTTGTGCTCGTCGCCGTTAAGTGCCTCAATGCGCTTGCTCCACTGGCGCATGATGTCCCACACCTCGTCACGATCGCAGCCGTGCGCCTCAAGCGTGGCACGCAGCTGCTGCTCGGCAATCTCGGCCATTCGCTCAAATCCTGTCGTATAAGCTAAGCGCACAAACGGCGCGTTCAAGTCCTCACCGGCGGGCGCAGGCTCATACTGCCGAGCCAGTTCCCATGATAGTTTTACACAATTCATAGCTACTCTTCATTAAATTCGTTATTGCAGTACAAGTTAATCGCTTGAATCAACCTTATACTCTAGATAATCACTCCAGTTCTTGCCCTGTTCTGCAAGCAGTTCTTTTGCCATGTTAACCGCCAGCCATTCGGTATTGGTCATTCCGTTGGCATAGCCGAGGTAACCCACTTTGGGGCAGTCACTTTTGTTGTCTTGGAACTTGACTGAAAACACCCACCACGCAAGGGTGTTGATATCCGATTTGATATCCGCTTGATAATCACTTGCCATGTTCTGAAAAATTTTTGGTTTCTATACTATCACTTTGTCTCTCCATTAATTCTGTCGGGTCACCAGCGTACATCCATGTGGTGTCCCTTTGCCAAGGCTCGGTCTGATAACCGATGTAGTTCTTCCACTCGCTGGCCTTGTCGCCGACATAGCGGGCACAGCTGCATCGCTCTGGGCCGATGATGAACAGGGCCAATGCAATTACCAGGAAGATGCTGGTAAAACTCACAGAACAACCTTCACCTTCATTTCTCTCGCTCATAGCCATTCCTCGAATTGGTTAATGATGTCCTCCACCTCGTCCCACTCGCAGCCATGGGCCTTGAGCGTGTATCTCAGTTTGACCAGCATGTAGCCATATACATAGTTGCCGCCACAGCTGTATGCCACTCTGCACTCCTCGTCCTTGTACTGGGCTTTTGCCGCATCGTGGATGATCTTCAAAAATTTGTCGGTCATGGTTCGTAGTCTTTGGGTTCAACAATGCTGTCTTCTATCGCAGCTGGGTCGTGTTCGTCCCAGCCAATCT